TATGCCGATAAAGTTAAAAATTTAGATCTAAGAGCAAGGAAAAGAAAATAATGGCAGTTAGAATAAACGGAGCGGCAAGAGGTGGCGAGTTTATCAGTAGCAATCTACAGTTTTATATCATGTACACATCAATTGATATTACACAAACCGGTAATTATCAAGATGCTACACAAAAAGATTTTGATTCTCTTGTACAAATGATTGCAATGTTTTCACAGGTAATTATTTCAAATGATCCTGTTCAGGTTGCTGATCTAAATACCAACGGAGCTCCGACACTAACAGGCGGCGGTTGGATATTTAAATTTGCAGTAGAACATCCTGATGTTTTTGCTAAAAATGGTAATCCTTTAGGTAAATTAATTGAATCAATGGATGGTGTTGTATTAAATGGCGGAACTATAAATACAACTGGAGCAATAAATTTAGAATTTAGTCAATCGGAGACACTATAACATGGATAATCAACCAAACAAAAAAACACACACCAGTTTAGCAAGTTTAGAAACACAAAGTTTAGAAACACATGTGGTTGTATCACATGAAAGGCATGAAGAAATACAAAAAAGATTTGACAAAGTTGATCTACGTATGGATAAAATGGAAGAACACACAGATAGACAGTTTACTAAAATTGAAAGAATTATTATTTGGTCTATGGGTACACTATTCATTACACTATTAACCACACTATTCACAATCGTATACAGAGCAGGATAAAAATGATCATTGCTGAAATTGATAACACGATTGGTATATTAGAATCAAGATTGATTTTTGGCCGCAAAGGAAACAAGGTGGTTAAAAAATATCGTTGTACTTTTGGTAGAAAAAAAGGCAGAATAGTAGCAAACCCCAGTGTATGTTCTGCTCCATTAGATATTAAAAAAAGATTTACACTTAAAAAAACAAGATCACGTATGGGTGCTAGAATCACAAGAAAAGCACTGCGTACAAAAAAGTTTAATCCAGCATCAAGACGTGTACAACAAATGAACAAAGCACTGAGAAGAAGGTAAATATTATCATGAGCCTAAAAGACGACATACTAAACACTATAGATGATCCAAAAGCATTTACTAATCAAGTTAGTAAACTAGTTCATATGCCTACAAGTATAGTAAAATCACTTACAGAACCACTAGGTCTTAAAGATTACATGAACTTAGCCAAAGCAGTTGATGAACAAGATCCAGAAAGTGCAAAAGAAATATTACTTTCTAAATATGAACAACTAGATGATGCTACACAAGGTTTACTAGATGAATATACAAGCAAAACTGTAGCAAAAAATACAGCGTCAGCAGGAAATATCAAAGGCAATACTGCTGTTGCACCAAAAACAACCACAGGTACAGAAAAAACTCAAGGAACACAAGCAACTCAACAGACATCAACAAACCAAGCAAAAGATCAAGCAAAAGACATGATGAAAAATGTTGATAAAGAAATTTCAGGATCAATAAAAAAGTTGCAAAAAGATCCAGAATTTGCTAAAATAGTACAGTTTGCAGATATAATTGCAAAAAACAAAAAATAATATATGTTTAGACAAAAAAGAAAACAAAGATACGAAGTCAACAGTCATGTTGAAGAATTAATAGATGGCATGACAGCTCGCGATCTAACAGAACACCTTAGATTTTGGAAGTTAGTAAACACTTGGGGCGAACCTGTAAAAAAAAGCAAAGAATTTTTTTCAATAGTTGAGAAGAAAATAGAAATTTTATCCAAAAACGAAACAAAGAAAAAACAAGAAAAAAATCTAGATGATGCTAAATCACTTGTTAAAAGTCTTGACAGACTAGATGGCACTGTTTTTAAAGAAATAGTGCAGGTAGGTGTTGCTAACTCACAGTTTAAAAAAGCACTAACAACCGAAAAAACAGACCACGGTGTAAAGGTTGGTCATTATTTGATCAAAATAAAACCTTTTAGAAAAAGATATCTGTATGACGTTATTAATTTAGAAACAAATGAAGTAGTATCAAAAGACATAAAATTATACGAAATGTCGTTTTGTTTGGTAAATTATCTAAACGATGAACTGTTATATACTGATCCTAAGATGATTGAACTACATGAAATATACAATCAATATGTACAGTATTCAAACACAGCATCACACTACAAAAAAATGTATTTTGACGCTAAAAAACGTGATGAGCAATCAAAAGAAGCAAAAAATCAGTTGGAATTTGAAAAAAATCGCGATCTAGCACTGGAATGCAAGGCTAAGATTACAGATTTATTCAAAAAAAATACCGAATAAAAATAAAGAAAAGTATAAATAAAGTAAGTAAGGTAGAAACATTATGAATATATCAGAGTTTGAAAAACCCGCTAGTGAAAAATTAGCAAAAATCAATGAAACACTTGATACCCTATATGGTTTCAAAGTGTACGACACTATTGACATTAAAAAATTGTATGATGTCAAAAAAGATCTCAAAACAAAATTACAAGAGCTTGAGTCATCAATGCCTTTTAATGCATATTCAACAAATGCAAAGTATATGAAACATTTATTATTAGCAGAAGCAGTTGACAAAATGATTGAAGCCAAGAAAAAAGATCATGATAAAGATGGTGATATTGACTCTGATGATTATATGGCGGCCAAAGACAAGGCTATTAAAAAAGCAATGGGCAAAAAAGTTAAAGAAGGCGGTGTTGGAAACATGAAACTTGAAATGGAAGAAGATGCTGAACATATGAGCAAAGCAGAATTCATTAAAACACATGGCCAACGTTATGCTTACATCTGGGACAGAGTTCGAAAAGACATGAAAGGCGATCCACGTACCAATGAAGAGCTTACTGCAAAACAAAAAAAGTTACCAGCAGGATTACAAAAAGCAATTGCTAAAAAGCAAGGCAACAAACCAAAAGACAAGGTAGAAGAAAAAGTGGCATCATTAAAAGCACTATTAGAGCAAGAAGTTGAAAAAGCTGAAATTGTTATTGCGGCAAAAAGTCTTGTAGATGAATTACAAGATATGATTGAGCAACTTGGTAAAATGCAAAACGATGAATTAGGAGCAGTTGTTGATCAAATGTCATATCAATACGGAGCAGACAAGGCATCAGCATTTAATCAATCAGTTGCATCACAATTAGAGACACTACTTGGTTCATTAAAGTCAGCCAAAGAAGCAATCAACAATGAAGTATTAGTTTTAACTGGTGAAGCACCAGCACAGTCAGATATGGCTCCAGCAGATTCAGATCTAGGCGACATGGAAACTGACGCAGATGCAGGTACTGATTTGGAAGCACCAGCAGATGATTTAACTGGTGGAGATGATTCAGCAAGTGGCCCAGAAGAAAATCCATTAGGTAGAGCCGAAAAGGCTTAACCAATGAAAATCCTAGAAGTCATAGGTGAAGACAAATACATCAATCAACTAGATGCTGATATTAACACAGTAATCATTACCATGATGGCTAATGATGTATCTGAAATTTCTCTAGACGAGTTTCAACAACAACTACAAGGTCTAGGGTCAACAGTTGATAGTCAAGCACTAAGATCACATTTACTCAATAACGGAAAAATAAAATCAATCACTGGCGATAAAATAATACTAGATGTTCCTGCTAGTAATTCATCATTTAGCAATCAAGATGATACAGCGGATACAGTTTCTAAAATGGCCTCACAAGCGGCCAAATCTAGCATAGATAATTAATTGACATTTACACATTAAATTGTTATAATAATTAAATATGTTGGAAAATATACTATATTTCTTAACTAAAATCTGTGATTGACAGATTCTGTTTTTGTGCTATACTAAACACAATTAAGAGGAGTACAACAAATGGCAAATGTAGTAAATTGGTTATTAGGATTGTTTTTTCTGGATAAACCAGAACAAACAAAATCTAAAAAATCTCCAACAGTAAAAAAGGCTTCTTCAAAAAAAGTTGCTAAAATGAAAGCAACAGCAAAAAAGAAGAATGTGATTAAAAATTATGTTGGACGAAAACCAAAAAGTAGAAAATAAATCTTTATTAGTAGAAAAATTCCAATATCAACAATTCAAAAGAAAAAATGTTGATGGGCAACGATATTATGTAAATGCTGACGGCGATCCGGTGCCGTCAGTAACCTCTATACTTTCTAAAACCAAAGATATGACGGCTCTCAATGAGTGGAAAAAACGAGTAGGCGCCTCAGAAGCACAACGTATTGTAACTGAATCAGCAAATTTAGGTACAATCATGCACAAACATTTAGAATGTTATATTGAAGGTGTAGAAAGACCCAGCGGTACAAATCAAGTATATGTACAAGCAAAGAATCTAAGTGAAACTGTGATTGAGCATGGGCTTAAAAACGTTGATGAAGTTTGGGGTATAGAAACACATCTAGCATTTCCAGGATTGTACGGCGGAACAGCAGATTTAATTTGTGTGCATGAAGGAGTGCCTAGTATAGGTGACTTTAAAACATCACGTAAGTTTAAGAAAAAAGAATGGATTGAAGACTATTTTATGCAGGCATCTGCGTATGCACTGGCTCACAACGAAGTATATGGTACAGATATACAAAAAGGTGTGATTTTTATGGTTACACATGATAATGAATACCAACAATTTGTAGTAGAAGGCGAAGAATTTAAGTCATTTACAAATAAGTGGTTAGATAGAGTTGAAACTTATTACAAAATGAATAAATAGTAGTATATTGGAGTAGATCAACATGGCAACAACATATACTAGAATCAAAAATAGACGTGGAAATAAAGCAGACCTACCACAGCCTCTTGCTGATGGTGAAATTGGTCTAGCACTAGACACACGTGAAGTATATATTGGTGCTGGCGATCAAGATCTACTAAACACAGATGTACAAGTTACACCATTTTTAAATGCACAATCTACAGTTGACGATTATCTAGGAAATTTAACATCATCAACTACAAACAATGGTATTTTGTTTTTTAATATCACAGGCACTGAAGTAGTAAGCCCTGCGGCTAATATTGCTCTTGCCTATAACACAACTAATTATGGTTTACCAACAGGTCATCCAAAAATATCAGGAGGTCTTGAAGAATCAGATCTAGTAGTTACCAAATATATAAATGGTATACCATATACCTATGATCCTAGTGAGTACACATTATCTTTTAATGCAACAACCACTTACTTGAATTTTATTGATGCAAACATTCCAGAAGTTGGATCAAAATTGGTAGTATCTAAATGGACCAAAGAACAAATTACAGAACACCTAAGAGCTCGTGCTAGTTGGGAAGCAAGTGATAACACAGTATCATCTTACTACAAATGGCAAGAGGGAGATTTACTAAACAATCAAGTGTATGTTGATGTAACCACAGGCACAGGATTTGTACAATTTGTAACAGCAACAGAAAAAACAGATTTGCTAACAGCAAATGCAAGTGATTCAATCAATTTAATAGATGAACCAACAGCGATCAATCCTAGTTCTACATATGGAACATTTTTAGGAGAGCATACTACAATTCATTCTTCTCGTGAAGTTGAAATAGATTCAAATCTAAAAGTTGATCTAGACACACCACAACAAGCATATAATATTTCAAGATTCATAAACAAAAGACATGGTGCATCTGCAGGTGTATATCCTGCAAGAGTGGCAAGTAATATTGAAATATTTACTGAAGCAAGTTATCCACGTTATCAGACTAACCAATATGTTGCTTCAATGCAAACTGAAACTCTAACAAATAGTACCAATGGTACAATTTTAGAATATCCACTAACAGAATCAAATGTTTTCAAAATTGATTACAGTTTAAAATTAGGAACAGATTTTAGAACTGGAACAATTCACATCACAACAGATGGAACAATAACAGCAATCAATGATACACACGTTGAAACTGCATCAACATCTGATGTAACTTTTTCAGCGGCAATTAACAGTTCTAAACTACAGTTTAGATTTGCAAACGCTAATGCCTCTGACGCTAACTTATCATACAAAATAGAACGCTGGTTACAAGCCTAACCGCAGGTTGTTAACAGATTTTTTCTATTGTTATGAAATTAAATGTTGCTTTTATGATTAACATGAAAGTATAATTATTATTGTGTTGAAAAACAACAAAGAAAAGAATTAAGGTAAACAAAACGTAATGAATGCACTAAAAAATCAAGAAGAAATCTTTATCATTAAACGAGACGGACAACAGGAACCTCTAAATATTAACAAAGTACACAAAATGACAGAAGCCGCATGTGATGGCCTGTCAGGAGTGTCTTCATCATTGGTAGAAATGAATTCTGGTCTACAGTTTTCAAATGGAATGACCACACAACAAATTCAAGAAATTTTAATCAAATCAGCAAACGATTTAATAACACTAGAGAATCCTAACTATCAATATGTTGCGGCACGTCTATTATTGTTTACAATTAGAAAAGAAGTTTTTGGCAAACACATTGATCATGCTTATCAAGTACCACTACAGTTTCTAGTTGGTAGAAATGTTGAAAAGGGTTTATATGATTCAGCAATCATGAAACAGTACACAGATGAAGAATTTAAAACATTAGATTCTTATATCAAACATGACAGAGATTACAATTTTACCTATGCAGGTCTAAGACAGGTTGCAGACAAATATCTTGTACAAGATAGAAGTTCAGGTAAAGTATTTGAAACACCTCAATATATGTACATGTTGATTGCGGCTACACTGTTTGCTAACTATCCAAAAGAAACAAGAATGGGATACATCAAAAGATATTATGATGCAGTTTCAAAATTTAAAATTAATATTCCTACACCTGTTATGGCAGGTGTGCGTACACCACTAAGACAGTTTGCTTCGTGTGTGCTTGTTGATGTAGATGACACACTAGATAGTATTTTTGCAAGTGACATGGCCATAGGCAGATACATTGCTCAAAGAGCTGGTATTGGAATCAACGCAGGTAGAATACGTGGAATCAACTCACGTATCAGAGGAGGCGAAGTAGCCCACACTGGTGTTGTCCCGTTTCTAAAAAAGTTTGAAGCAACTGTGAGATGTTGTACACAAAATGGTGTGCGTGGTGGTAGTGCTACTGTGCATTTCCCAATTTGGCACCAAGAGATTGAAGATATCATTGTATTAAAAAATAACAAAGGCACAGAAGATAATAGAGTTAGAAAACTAGATTATTCAATTCAAATGTCAAAAATATTTTATGAAAGATTTATCAAAGGTGGAGACATTACACTGTTTTCACCACATGAAGTACCTGGCTTGTATGAAGCATTTGGTACACCAAAATTTGATGCACTATATAAAAAATATGAACAAGACAAAAAAATACCAAAAAAAACTATTCAGGCTCGCACACTAATTGGAGACATACTAAAAGAACGTGCAGAAACAGGTCGTATTTACATTATGAATGTTGACCACGCAAATGATCACAGCTCATTTATTGATCCTGTGCGTATGAGTAATTTATGTCAAGAAATTACACTACCAACTGATCCACTACAACACATTGATGGTAAAGGTGAAATTGCACTGTGTATTTTAAGTGCTATTAATGTTGGCACACTCAAAGATACAAAAGAGTTAGAATCACTGTGTGATCTTGCGGTGCGTGGACTAGAACAAATTATTGACTATCAAAAATATCCAGTTAAAGCGGCAGAAATTTCAACCAAAGCAAGACGTAGTTTAGGTATTGGATATATTGGACTTGCACACTATTTGGCTAAAAACAAAGTGATGTACAGTGACAAAGAAGCATGGCAGTTGGTAAACGAACTAACAGAAGCGTTTCAATATTATCTATTGAAAGCATCAAACGAAATTGCTAAAGAAAAGGGTGCCTGTGACTACTTCAAAAAAACAAAATATTCAAAAGGCATTCTACCAATTGACACATATAAAAAAGATGTTGATGCTATTGTATCTGCAAAATTAACCATGGATTGGGAAAAACTAAGAAAAGATATTGTTGAGCATGGGTTAAGACACTCAACACTATCTGCACAAATGCCAAGTGAGTCATCCAGTGTTGTAGGCAATGCAACCAACGGCATTGAACCACCAAGAGCATATTTAAGTATTAAGAAAAGCAAAAAAGGTCCACTAAAACAAATAGTACCACAGTATGAAACATACAAAAAATACTACACACTATTATGGGATATGCCCAGCAATGAAGGCTATATTAATATTGTTGCGGCAATGCAGAAATATTTTGATCAAGCAATTTCAGGTAACTGGAGTTACAATCCAACAAAATTTGAAAACAATGAAGTTCCTATGAGTGTGTTGACCAAAGATTTTTTACAAACATACAAACTTGGTTGGAAAACATCATATTACCAAAACACCTATGACTTTAAAGGTGAAGAACCAAATATAACTGACCAAGAAAATGTAAGCACACTAGATGAGGCAATTGCCAGTGCTGAAGAACATCAATCACAGCAAGACGAAGAAGCATGTGATTCATGTACGATTTAATAAATATTGACACACACAAGAAAGAGTATATAATATAACTATGGCAAAAACAGTATTTAATAGAAATGAAGTAGACTTTACCAAAGAGCCAATGTTTTTTGGAGAAGATCAAAGTGTGCAGAGATATGATGTCTTTAAATATCCTGCATTGGACAAACTCAATCAAACCATGCTTGGTTATTTTTGGAGACCAGAAGAAGTAAGTCTACAAAAAGATCGTGCTGATTATCAAAATTTTCGTCCTGAACAAAAACATATTTTTACATCAAATTTGAAATATCAAACACTGCTTGATTCAGTTCAAGGCAGAGGTCCTAGTTTGGCTTTTTTACCGTATGTATCAAATCCAGAACTAGAAGGTTGTATTGTTACTTGGGACTTTTTTGAAACAATTCACTCACGTTCATATACACACATTATGAAAAATGTGTATGCTGATCCAACTGAAGTATTTGACACAATTTTAAATGATGAAGAAATATTAAAGAGAGCAGTATCAGTTACAGAAAACTATGATACGTTTTCTAAAATGGCAGAAGATTATTTTGTTAAAGGCGAAGGCGATATACTTGATGTTAAACGTCAATTGTATCTTGCAATGATTAACGTAAATATTTTAGAAGGACTAAGATTTTATGTATCATTTGCTTGTACATTTGCCTTTGGTGAATTAAAGTTAATGGAAGGATCAGCAAAGATCATTTCACTTATTGCACGTGATGAAGCAACACACTTAAACTTGTCAACACAGGTTATCAAAAACTGGCACAAAGGTGATGATGCTGGAATGACCAAAGCAATTAAAGGTTTAGATAATACAGTAATTGACATGTTTAAAAAATGTGTAGAAGAAGAAAAAGCATGGGCACAGCATTTATTCAAAGATGGATCAATCATTGGATTAAATGAAAAATTACTAGGCAATTATGTAGAATGGATTGCAAACAAAAGATTAAAAGCAATTGGTTATGATCCAATTTATGATCAGCCAGCAAATGCTAATCCTTTACCATGGACAGCAAATTGGTTATCAAGTGCTGGCATGCAGGTTGCTCCACAAGAAACAGAAGTTGAAAGTTATATTATTGGCGGGTTAAAACAAGATGTTGATGATAAAACTTTTGAAGATTTTGAACTTTAATTATGAAAAATTTTGTGGCAATTGGAACAAGTCACGTTCATGAAAATTTTGCAAATTCAAATTCACTTAACAAAGAAGATAATTTTTGTATTAACGAATATAGTAATCAAAGAATAAACAAACTTGATTACTACATTGATTGTGCTAAAGAAAAAACTTGGTCAAATGTACTTTCAGACAAGTTAGGATATCAAAATTATTTTAATAAAGGGTTAGGAGGGTATGGAATAAACACATACTCATTAAGAGTAATAGAGATAGTTAAGAATATAAATCCAGATATGTTACTTTTAGAAATTCCATGTTATGGTAGATTTGAGGTAGCACTTGATACAACTTTATACAAACATAAAGATGCATTTACTAATAATTATTGGCACTTAGATAATAAAAAACAACTTGAAAAATATTTATATAGTTATGGTCCAGGCGATACAGGATTAGACCCGATGAATTTTGAAAAATTTAAAAATTTAGATATAGTAAAAATGAAAGGTCTTAGCTCAAAGTCAATAAAAAGTCTAACATCATTAAATGTATATCTAAATAGAGAATATTATATTGATTTTATTTTTTCTCAAGTGATTATGATATCTAATTATTTAGAATACAATAAAATTAATTATGCATGGTTTAATTATGATTTTCAACCTAATATTAATATCAATTCTAATAGTAAAACTGATTTTGAGTTTGACATAAATCTATTTAGACATTATAATGTTAAATGTGTTAATGAGATAATTAATAATAAAACATTAAGTGATTATGTTGTTAAAAACTATAAACCAAATTTAGAAACAAGGTTTCTAGCAGATGGAATGCATTTAGACAGCAAATACTGGAGAATGCTTGTTAATGATGTTTTTATTCCATATTTTGAAAGTAGAAAGTAAAACATGTTAAAACAAAAACTAAACAAAGATGACATTGTGGTATTTCGTACTGTTGGTAGTGATGAAGTAATTGCAAAATTAGTTGAAGAAACCGATACATCTTACAAAGTATCAAAACCACTAGCACTAGCAATGACTCAACAAGGAGTTGGCATGACAGCATATATGATTATGGCTGATCCTGAAGCAACTTTTGAGTTTTTAAAAAGCACAGTGATCACCGCAGTTTTAGCCAATAAACAGGCCAAAGATGCATACACACAAAGTACATCTAAACTTGTTACACCTAGTACACCTTCTATAGTTGTATAATAAATACTATTATAATAGGAGAAACAAATGCCAAATGTAGCAAGAATTGGAGATGCAGACACAAACCATCCACCGTGTTCACCAGGATCGTGTGCAACAGGATCACCTAATGTAATGGCAAACAACATACCAGTACACAGAGTTGGTGATTCAAATACACCACATGGATTTATATTTTGTGTGCCACATGTAACATCATTGGCTTCAGGATCTCCAAATGTATATGCAAATAACCAACCAATTGGAAGAATAGGTGATGCATACGGATGTGGAATTAAAGTAAATGCAGGATCACCAAATGTGATTGCAAACAGTTAGGAATAAAAACAATGGCACAAACAATATTACCAGGTGAAGACCAAGGGTTATTCAAAGATTTTGAAGGCACAGCAATCACTCAAAGTCTTGGACCAATTGCAAAAGAAAGTTTACAAAATGGTTTGTTTGAGTTATCTGATGCAAAAGATCTATGGGGCAATGATATCAAAACTATGCCAGCATTTAAAAATCCACACACTGAAACAATTTCACAGATTAAAACAAATTTATATGATGGTAATGGAGTTGGCTGGAATGGGTTAAACAGTTTGCCAGCAGGTTGGGATGATCCAAACACATCTACACGAGCAACTGTTGGAGAACTAGGTCGTCCTATGACTGACAGTGAAGTTTTAGATCTACAAAAAGTTGATGGAATATTAAATGACTTCAACAAACATACAAACATACAAAGCGGAGTGGACCAAACAGATTATGGTCAAGCAAATCCATTTTCATTTTTAGGAGTAAGTGGAGGTCCTAGTTTTAGTTTACCAAACGGACACTTACCAAAACCAATTGGACAGATGTTGTCAATTGGGCAAGGCATAAATGCACTTAATACATCATTAGGAGCCGCGGCCGCAGTGGGCACAGGTCCTTGTGCTTTTATTGATGACATATTTGGTGCGTTATCAAAAGGTGCAGGTATATTAAGTCAAATACTAGGCTTTATTGGACAAGCATTAGGATTATTAAATCTTATTACGGGAGTAATTGGATACATAGTTCAACTTGCACAAATGATACTAGCAGACTTGGCAAATCTAGCAGGTGCGATACAAAGAATTACCAATGCCGCGATTGCAGGATTACTTGACGGACTAATGAGTGATCCTTGTATGCGACATTTAATTATGGCTGGTATTGCTGGATTTGGTTTATTACAGACAATTAAAAAATTTACATAATATGAAAAAAACAATAATACTTTGTGCATTGCCGCAAGAAGTAGAAGGTCTCTACGATACAGAAATATTTTTTACAGGAGTAGGTAAAATTAATGCCGCTTCTAAAACAGAAGAAATTATTAGAGAATATAAACCAGATTTAATTATCAATTATGGAACAGCAGGTGCTGTAAATCCTAGTGTATCTGGATTAGTTCAAGCAACAGGATTTGTTGATAGAGATATGGATGCAACACCGCAGGGATTTAAATTAGGTCAAACTCCTTTTGAATCTGAAGATGGCATATTATTAGGTACATCAATATTAGTGTGTGGATCTGGTGACACCTTTGCTGTAGAAAAACCAAAAATAGATTGCGATATAGTTGATATGGAAGCCTATGCTATAGCAAAAATCTGTAAAAAACACAAAGTTAATTTTTTATGTTTTAAATATATTTCTGATTTAGCAGATGGCGATGCTCCAGATGATTGGGCTAAAAATGTAGCCAAAGGTTGTAAACAATTTAAAGAACAGGTAATAGATAATATTAAAAAATATGAAGAATTTTTTTAATTCAGAAAATGTAATATACATCGGATTTCCATTTGGTCACAAAGGTCATTTTCTATGGGAATTATTTTTAAAATCAAAAAATGTATTTAATGAGTATCCAACAGAAAGTACAATTACAAATCCTTTTTATAAAATTAGTAAATGGCATAGAGATCAAACAAAAGTAGATTATACAAGTGTTGTGGTCGAAGGAGAAAAAATTAACCTTTATCAACATGATCCTTTTTGGTTGTTTTATGATCAAGATACTGAGTATATGAAACAATGGCAACAAAAATGGAATGATAAATTTTATAAAAAATTTAAAGACAAAAAACTATTGATGAAAGGTCATCAACATTATGTTGATTATGATAATTTATTTAAAGAATCAAAAGTTCTTTTGGTTAACAGTAATAAAAACTATCTTGATAAAATGGTTAATACATTAATACTTGCATTTGAAAACTCAATGGAAGATTATACTCTAAGAAATGAAACAGATAGCATTGTTTTTAGAAAAGAAATATTACAAACTCAAAATTATAAGAGATATAAAAATAATGTTTTACAACGAGCAGATCATGAAAAAAAATGGAATAGTAATATAGATAGAGATAAAATACGTATTCATTATAAAAACAGTTTTAAAACTACATTAGAAAATTGGGATAAAAAATCCAAAGATTTAAAAAGTAAAAATGTTTATTGCCTTGACTTTGAAAATTTAATAAACAATGAAGCAGAATATCTACAGGTTTGTGATCATTTAGATATTATTCCTAATTTAGAAATTTATAAAAAATATGTTGAAATTGAACGGCAATAAATAATTTAAACGGAAGGGTGGCAGAGCGGTTGAATGCACCGGTCTTGAAAACCGGCATAGGCGCAAGTCTATCGAGAGTTCGAATCTC